GTTGTGTATCTAGTTGTGTATCTAGTTGTGTATCTAGTTGTGTATCTAGTTGTGTATCTAGTTGTGTATCTAGTTGTGTATCTAGTTGTGTATTTGGGTATGTAGTTTGTATATGCTTAATTATACTAGGAATATTACCAAATTTTCTTACTAAATCAAATACAGCATCAATTTTACAATATATTAAACCTTTTGTATAATCATTTTTAGATAAAACACAAACATTTACAAATTCATCACGTGTTAATTGTAAATAATTAAGAATTACCTCATGATTGTCTTCTTGAACAGTATGATTTATATAATCAAAGTCTTTCAATATGATTTTACATCCATATGCATGAGAGTCAGTATCAGCAGTAAAACAAGCATCAATACGTTTTGTTTTGAACAAATATGGAAATATTGTTTCAGCTTCCATACCTTCTATATCATTTATATGAATAAACTCAATACCCAACATCTTCATATATGCTTTGCAATTGTCTATTTGTGTTTGAGTAATAGAAACACTCTTGCGTTGCAAATCTTCTATTTTATCAATTTTGGTTTTAGTTTTGGTTTCATTTCCAATATCAGTATTGATAATCAAATCGTCAATTTTAGATAATAGATTTTGTTTAATAGTCCTCCTTTTATCCAATGTTTTCTTTTTTAACTTATGCGGTTTACCATCAAATACAAAAACTAATATACAACCATTTATATTACACCATATATTAATAAAGTTTTCTAATTCATGTAAATAACTATTCTCATGAAAATCTTTTTTTCTCCTAAGGCAGAATTTTGTTAAAATCCATGAAAAATCAATAGCAATAGTCTTGCCACGGTATTCACTAAGGTGAACACGGCGTATACCGTGGTATTCAGGTGAATTTATATGAATATGAATATTAGTATTGGTGGTATTGGTATTTGTAGATAATCTTGTACTAGATACTAGGTTTTTATCAATACCTGTAATAGTTTTATACAAATAATTGTCAAGACCTCCAATACCCATTATTAATGACAATGACTTGTATTACCTTGTCTTGTATTGTCTTATGAATATGAATAAACAAATCAGTATGTTTGTTAATAGTTAATTAATAGTGAATATAAATAATACGTTATAAATCAATTTTTATATAAAAAATATGAGATTATCTATTTATTGATTGTAAATGTTTAAGTGTAAAGGTTCTAAAAGATTCAAAGTTTTCAAAAGATTCAAAGTTTTCAAAAGATTCATATTTTATTTTTTCAAAATTCCTATTTGATATCTAGATAACATTTTCTTTGCATAGTCATCATGACCAACAGCTGTAAATAAATGTGTTGCATCTTTACCAACACCCTTCATAATCACATCACCTCCTGGGTGTTTAGGTATCCATTTGGTAATATTTGCAACTTTGCCATTTATTGCAATCCATGCATTATCTTTTGTATTGTGTTTTGCTATTTCTTCTAATGTATATTCTTTTAGTTTGCTATTTAGTTTTTTAGTTTTAGATTTATTCATTATTTTAGATTTACTTACTATTTTAGATTTAGTCATTATTTTAAATTTAGATTTAGATTTATTTTTATTTATGTATCTAGATATAGATTTAGATTTAGATTTAGATTTATTTTTATTTTTATTTATGTATCTAGATATAGATTTAGATTTAGATTTAGATTTATTTTTATTTTTATTTTTATTTATGTATCTAGATATAGATTTAGATTTTGATTTTGATTTAGATTTATTTTTATTTATGTATCTAGATATAGATTTTGATTTAGATTTTGATTTTGATTTATATTTATGTTGTCTATTATTCTTATCATTCTTACTAATAATATCAATAACCATATCTGCTGTTTCTAGACTACCCTCAACCCATGCTTGATGACTACTATAGTTTTCCCCACAAATGTAAATATTCTCACTATTACCAAACGGTTGCATTATATTAGGCATTATTTTTACTCTATCAGCTTTTGGTTTCCAATACCCAGCACCCATTTTCCAATAATAGTGTTTATACCATTTTGCTTTTGGAATTGTAATATCAGGAAATAATTGTTTTAATTGTTTATTTAATTCTTTTTCAAATGACGTATTACTAATAGTAAGCTTATTTAACCAATAGTTTGCAAATTTAGAATCAGTATATGAAATCATTATAACACCTTTAACATAATTAATTGGTATAATATATTTAATTGGTAAATTTGTAGATATCTTAGGTAGTTTATCAAACCATACTTTATTTGTTTTTTTATCTAATGGGTATCTAGCATAGATACGATAAAGGGGTTCACATTGAACTGAATTTAAATTTTTAAGAATATTTGGGTGTTTAGTCAAATATTTAATTTTCAATAAACTGGGTTTTGGTATTGCAAGTATAATATTTAATGCATAATATTTTATTGTGTTTCCAGATTCGTTATTTGCTGTAATCATATAATGTTGTGGTGTTTTAGTATCAGTTTCATTTTTCTCAAGAGTATGAGTATGAGTTGCTATGTATGTAATTGAAACAAGAGATGTATTTGTAAATATATCAATATTAGTTTCATTATTTTCATTATTTGCATTATTTGCATTATGTATATGTGATTTTGATTTTTTTAATCTATCATGTAATTCATCAACTATTTGCTCCATTCCTCCATTTAGAATCATATATTGCGTTTTTGATGCAAATTCATTACTAAATAATTCTACCGCTTCAATTGCATTTAGAATTCCCAACTCAGAGTAATATGGATATATATCTGTAATATATTGTTTTAATGTTGGATAGGTTTTAGTAAAATGTATAGATATGAATTCTAATATAGTAGTATTTATCAACTCATTATGAGATATTTTCTTTTCTATTATATATTTTTTCAAATATTTAATAAAATCATCAATAGATGGAAATATTTTTTCAATTGATTTATCATCTGTTTTCATGGGGTTTTGTATTGGTTTTGGAATAGGTATATATAATGTTTCATGATTAGATAATTTTATTATTTTAGGTTCTAGACCTAATTCTTTTACAAGTGATAATACTCGGTGTTGATCAGTATTAAAACGTGCACCTCCACTATCCATTATTTGACCATCATATTTAATAGAATGCAAACGTCCACCAATACGGTTTGTTGATTCTATAATACATATTTTTGCATGAGGATATTTAATAATTAGTTTATAAGCTGTATATAGTCCTGCAACTCCTGCTCCAACTATTAAGTAATCATATATAGAGTCTATTATAGGGTCTATCATTTAATTGTATCTATATTTAGATTATATCTACATTATATCTATATTATTTAATTAAATTATTATATCAATATTATTTAATTAAAATTATAAATAATTATAAACAATTATATAAAATGAATAAAATGAATAAAAAAACTAAAATTTATAAAGCAAAAGGAGGTGCTAGTGCTAGAGCTAATGCTAGAGCTAGTTCTAAAAGAAAAACATCAAATTCCCCTAGTAATAATAATAATAATCCTAATAGTAATAATAATAATCCTAAAACAAAAATGAGTAAAAAAGGAGTTAAAATTAATAGAATTGATGAAAAAATATTCAAAATAATAAATAATAAAAATAGTATTGTTGAAAAAATAGATATTATCAAAGGTAAAAATTTATATGGTGAAGGTAAAGACTATTATGAAAATTTGAAAAGCAAAACTCCTTCAACTTTAAATAAAATACAAAGACAAATATTAACAATATTACAAGTTGAAGAAACCGCAATGAATTTAACACAAGCTTTTGCAAAATTACAAACTAGACGTGGAAATAGAAGTAGAACACCAGAAAAAATTAATTAATTTTAAATTAAATACAAAATAAAAATTACAATAAAATAAGAAAATCGAAAAATAAGAAAATCGAAAAATAAGAAAATCGAAAAATAAGAAAATTTTTACACCTTGGCATATTTAAAATGCCGATTTTTAGACCTTATAATTTTTAAGTTTCCGTGTCATTCGTGAGATTTTCTTTACATATATTGTATCACCCATTCGTAAAGTTAAGGAGTTGCATCGTGTATTGCTATCCGAGCGTTATTCATATTTGTAATAACTTTGGCAATACATAATCCGTTATGTTTAAGTTTTTTCATATTACCATTTGTTATAAGAATAGAAGTATACGCATCGTCTAATGACATGCCTTGTGATATCTTATATGTTAATACATCATAATAGTTTTCATAAGTAAAGCAACCGATGTTGCCTTTACAATCTTTTTTTGTAGCTATGTTATAATAATTAATATCCATTTATGATTATTAAAGTATTAAGTATTATAATTAATATATTTTTAATTCAATTTTTTATAAAAAAAAAAGTGGAATAAACACGGATAGATTAGTAGAGTTTTTAGAAAAATATATCACTACAAAATTCAAGGATAAATTAATTATTTTAGACAACGCCAGTTCAAACGCATAAAAGAATTAATTAGTAAGCATAATAATATCTTCCTTATCAACACTTTACAAATAGTATTGAAAATTATTTTAGTATGCTAAAATCACGCTTACAAAACTAAAAGAAAATATTAGCAAGGTTCTCCGTGAAATACCAAAAGAGAAATATACTAATATATTTAAGGGTGCTTATAACCGAGATACAACATATGTAAAGAAAACCTCACGGACTTAAAAATTACAATAAAATAAGAAAATCGAAAAATAAGTAGAATTTTTAATAAGTAGAATTTTTAATAAATAGAATTTTTAATAAGTAGAATTTTTAATAAGTAGAATTTTTTTAATAATAATAAATCAAGTAATTGAATACTTTAATTTAAGCCTTAACAGCCTTGGGAGCCTTAGGAGCAGCTGCAGCTTTAACAACTGGGGTTGCAGCAACAACAGGAGTAGGTGCAGCCTTAGAAGGTGCAGCAGACTTAGGTGCCTTTGCAGCTACAACTTCAGGAACTACAGCAGCAACTACAGCAGCAGGGGTAGCAGCTGGGGTAGCATCTTTCTTAGCAGACTTAACCTTAGCAGGCTTTGCTTCTTCAGCAGCAGGGGCAGGAGCAGCAACAGGGGCAGGTGCAGCAGCAGCAGGAGCAACAGGGGATTTAGATGCCTTTGCAGATTTAACCTTTTCAGCTTTAGGAGCAGCAGCAACTACAGGAGCAGCAACTACAGTAGCAGTAGGAGTTGTAGCCTTAGCAGCTTTAGCCTTTTTTTCCTTAACAGGTTTAACTACAGAAGCAGTTTCTTCAACTACAGATGCAACACCCTCAGTTGCAGCAGGTGTTGCAGCAGCTAATGCTGCACGTTCAGTTTGATATCGAATCTTATCAGTAGCTTCCATAGCTTTGAATTCATCCATCTGTGCAGGAGTCAAGGCTTTCCATGCCTCAGATACATATCGGGAAAGTTGACCAAAAGTAGCTTCGGGATGAGCAGCTTGGCATACAGGACGATGACGTTGAGTCCAGAAAGAAAATGCAGTGCGAGAATGCTTAATCGCAGATGCAGGATTAGCACGACGCTTCTCACGCTTCAATCGCTTTTGAATGTTATCAACAGGTCGAGAACTAATAACATCCCAACCATCTTCAAACTTGAAGCCAAACTTTTCTGCAAGAGCAGAGACAATCTTCTGTGATAGCTTAAAAGCAACATCACTTGAACCAACTTGAGAAGTGCAAGACATTTTATTTAAATAATTAAAGAGTTGAAGAGTTGAGAAACTTTTGTAATTTGGGAGCTTATTATACTTTGTTGTATAATGATATCTTTAAATTGGTTTTTTTACGCGACAAAAATTAATGTTTTGAATGTTAAATATTTTTTACATTTAAAGAAACTTAAAATTACGAGTAAATTTTATATATATATATTAAAATTTTAACCTATTATTTTATAAATTTTATAATATCTATAAATTTAAATATAATATTAGAGTAATATAATAGTAATATAATAGTAATATTATAATAATATCATAGTAATATTATAATACTATCATAGTAATATTAGAACAATATTATAGTTAAAAAAATAAAAATGAATTCTATATATGTAAAATTTGCAAAAGGCTTTAAAAATATAACAGAATTAACATTTATTAACTTAACAATATTATTATCAATTATAATAATTTTAGCTCTTTTATACTTAAAATATAAAAAGATTGAATTATATACAGAACCTTTAAAAACAACACAATTTATTAATGATTATAGCTATATTAGTTCTTTTATAGATAAGTATATTAAAAAATTAGAACACACAAATAAAAATAAATTAATTATGAAAGAACAAGAAAATAAAATACAAAATATTGGACAATTAATTACTGATACTATTAATCCTAATTAACTCATTTATTTAAGGATAATCTCATTATAAGTCATATACATTTATGTATAAAAATTACATAACAAATATATAACTAATATATAACAAATATATAACAAATATATAACAAATATATAAGTAATATATAAGTAATATATAACAAATATATAAGTAATATATAACAAATATATAACAAATATATAAGTAATATATAGCTATTGTATCAACAAAGTGGTTAAAATGTTATTAATTATAGACCTTATTGCTATTTTATTTATAATTGTATTATCATTTTGTGTTTGTATAAATACTGATACTACAAAACAAATAACAAACAAATATTCTTGTCAATTATCCCATATTATTATTGGTTTATCAGTAATAGTATTTTATAAATTAGTAAGATACTTTAAAATAAATAACATGTTGAATACCAATAATAAATTAAAAGAAAAATTTAATGGAGACCCTGTATCGCAATCAATAAATGATTTCATTTCAGGTTCTAATCTAGGTTTACTAACTACTAGCCAAGCAGCAACATTAAGTCCTGTTGATTTAGCAGCATATAGTTCTAAATTAGATACTGTTATTAATAATATTAATGCATTACAAAATAAATTATCTTCTCCAACACCTGCTGTTGCTGCAAATCCTGCAAATATTGACTCGATGGATTTAGAATCCCAACAAACTTATCAAATGTTTCAAATTGATTATCTTAATAAACAAATTAAAAATTCTCAAGATGTTCTTAATGCACAATCAATTTCAAATACAAAACAAAATTATAAACCTATAAAAGTATTTAGTAGTTGTTTAATATCAAATGCAGATGGTTCCATTACTGATAAACCTGTCAGTGATACAATCCAAGGTTTATCACCAACCCCATCATCATTATCTTCAGCAGCATCTCAGCAAATGATGCAAACAATTGGTCAAGGTTCGCAAAATTCACAACCTTTTCTTAATTTATCAACAACAACAGGTGCATTGGGCTCATTCTTATCAAATTTAGGCAATACTAACGGTGTAGTTAATGTTAAAGCATAATTCATTATTATGTTTTTAGTTTTTAGTTTTAGTTTTAGTTTTTTGTTTTTAATATCTAAAATATATAATAATAGTATACTAGAATTATAGAAAATATATAGTATAAAATATATTATATTATATTAAATAAAAAATAATACTATTATAAACAATTACAATTAATTACAATTAATTACAATTATAAAATGGATAAACAAAAAATGCATTTAACTGTAATATTATTTTTAATGATTGCAACTGGGTTTATAATTTATTTTTTGTATCTAAAACCGGAGGCATTTACATGTGACCCAGCTTACACATCATGTACAATATGTTGTGATAATTATAAAGCTAATAACCCAAAATATAACATATGTAAAGCCGAAAATAAAAATGATTCTAATTATCAGTATTATGTTTCTACTGATACTGATTTTAAGAAATATTGTCCTTTAACTGGTCCAAGTATATATGATAGTCCAGATACACTTGGAACAGACCCAAATAAAATTTCATTCCAAAATAAAATAGATGCATACAATACATGGTATACCTTTAATAATATAAAAGTAACAATAACTCCTGCTCTTGCAACTCATTATGGAGTGACACAAATAACATATACAAGACAACTTACACCTGCAATTACATCTTCATCTTCATCTACACAAACAATAGAATGGGGAGATTTTACAGATGCATTAAAACCTATTGTTGTTACTTTTAAAATAAAAGTTGGTACAGTAGATACTACTGTTACAGGAGACCAACTTAAAGCTATTTCAAATCTTTCAGGAACCTCATCAACAAATCCTCCAACAGATAGCCAAATTAATAGTATATTAAACCCTACTGCAACAACAGCCTCAGGTGGTAGTAGTGGTGGTAGTGGTACTACAACAACAGCCTCAGGTGGTGGTAGTGGTGGTAGTGGTGGTAGTAGTGGTGGTAGTGGAACTACAACAACAGCTCCAGGTGGTGGTAGTGGTGGTAGTGGTGGTAGTGGAACTACAACAACAGCCCCAGGTGGTGGTAGTGGCGGTAGTGGCGGTAGTGGAGGTAGTGGTGGTAGTAGTGGAACAACAACAACAGCCCCAGGTGGTGGTAGTGGAAATCCATCAAATAACCCTAGTTCAACACCTTATACAACAGTACCACCAGGTTATACATGTCCACCACCAGCCCCTGTTGTTCCAGTATCTATTATTTCGCGATATTTTGGAGTTGGATTTAATATTTATCAAGTTCCAAGCTCAGCAACTCAAACTAATCCATATTATTTAATTGAACATATCCCAACATCATATAATGGAACATTAGGAGGTATGTATAGTATAACAAGTGATGGTCGACTTGGTATATTTTTGAGAAATGACCAAGAACAATCCCAATATTGGACTATTAACAAAACAAGCGATACAACAACACCATCATCATATTATTATGTAATTAAGCCTTTTCTAAAACCTACTTTTGCTCTCCAATATGAGAATGGTAATTTAGCAATTAGACCTTATACGGCACCAGGTTTTGAGGGTCAAAGATGGTTAACATCCCAAGAAATTATTACACGAGGTGTTCCAGTTCTTAATTATAGTCCAGCAAGTATGTTCACAGCAGAATTTGACCCATATTCTACTACATCATCAGTTACTGGAAATAGTTTAAATCAACAAAATTCTCAACAGGTATCATCTGTAATTAATGCTGTCAAAACTGGTATTCAACAATATTTGAAACAAGCAACTGCATCAAATCCTTCAGGTCAAGTATCTGCATCATCATTAGGTAATAAAGATATGCCATTAAGTATTAATTTGAATTTGGGTTCTGGTAGCAGTGTATCATCATTTACAGATATTGCAGGTTCAACAAGCGATAACGATATTTTAAGTATCTTAGACAAATATGAAGCTAGCTCTATTGGTAATAATCGTAATACAAGCTTATATACTACCAATGATTTGCAAAATGAAATTAATACTTATAAAGGATGCAAATTACTTAATATTAATGATTATACAAGTAATCGCGTTGCATCATGTAATTGTAAATTATAAATTATAAATTATAAATTGTTAATTATAAATTGTTAATTTCTAATTATTTTATTTTTTTATTTTTTTTATTATTTTTTATTATTTTTATTATTTTTTATAGTAATATATAGTAGTAATAGTTATATTTTTATTTATAAATATATATATTCTATAAATATAGAGATAACAATATCACATAAGTATTTATTAAATAAGTATTTATCAAATAAGTATTTATCAAATTAATATTTATCAAATAACTATAAAAAATGCAAATTAATATAACAAGCTTTTTACTTACCCTACTTGGAATTGTGTTAGTTCTATGCTTTATTTTAATGCTTATGAATAATCAAAATCAAGGATATGGAAATGGAAATGGATTTATGGGTGGATATAATAATAATGATAACATTGAAGGTTTTGACCCTGTTGTAGATAGTATTCAATCTCAATTAGAAGGTCAAACCCCTGCTCAATTAAAAAGCACAATTTCTACAATACAACAACGTTTAATTGATTATGGATATGCTCCAGATTTGAGCACATATGTTAAGAAAACAGAACTAACACCAAATTCTGGTAAATGTTTAGTATCAACAGCAGAAGACCGTGATAAATATATTCCTAAAAGTGATGTTCCTGCACCTGGTCCCCGTATTGATCTTAGTCAATATGTTAAAAAATCAAGTATTCCTCCGGCACCTGTATGTCCACCAACTCCAGAAATTGATTACAGTGCATATGTAAAGAAATCTACTTTACCACCAAATGATAAATGTCCTCCTTGTATTGCTCCAAAAGTAAAGGTCAGCGCAGGATTATGCAGAGAATGTCCACCGGCACCATCTTGTCCTCCTCCTGAAAGATGTCCTGATATTAAATGTCCTCCACCTGCTCCATGCCCTGCCCAAGTTCCTTGCACTAAATGCGACGAGATTAGATATATTAAAGTTCCAAGTGTTATTACTAAAACTGTTATGGTAGACGCAAACGGTAATGTAATGTCTCAACAAATTGATTCAGGAAAAGCTACTCCTTCACCTGTTGCTACTACTGCACAAGTATTAACACCTTATGTAGAGCCAACTGCAGCACCTGTCCCTACACCATCTGCAACTACACAATATCAAACTCAAAGTATTCTAAATAGTATATTTTCACCTCAAACAACACAAGGTTCTCAAATCCCAAGCACAACTTTTCCAGCAATGGCTGTTAATATACCAAATACAACTCTAGCACAAACATTAGATAGAGAAACATCCAGTTGCCATAAACATGGTTTATACCCATCTGCTGATTTGAATAGTGAATTTAAAAGATATGGTATCTACGGCGACCCAAGATAAGTATAATTAATTTTACTTTATCTTTATTTTACTTTATCTTTATTTTACTTTATCTTTATTTTACTTTATCTTTATTTTACGTTATTTTTTCTACTTTTTTATATATTATACGTTTAATTATCATACACATACAAAGACAGAACACATACATAAATATTTAAATCATGTTAGAATATATAAATACTATATATGTTTTACCAATATTTGCAACATTAATAGGTATTCTTATTGTTTATCTTTATGATAAATTTGAAAAAAAACAATATACATCAGCAATTTATTTGCGAATAGCATTATTAATTTATGTTTCATCATGTGGTATGTTTTATATATCTAAAATGGATTATTTTAATAATTTAAGTATTCTAAGTAATATGCAATCAGGAGGTAGTTCAAATGACCCTCAATCATTAATGCCTCAGCCTAATGAAATAAAAATTAATAATTTTGAACAATTCAAAACAGGTGTACCAACTTTTTAGAATTGTTTTTATTTCTATATATTTATGCATTTTTGTATTTATTGAATTATTTTATTTCTTTTATTTTCACACATTATATTAAATATTAAATACTAATAACAAATACTGTCAATAAATACTGTCAATAAATACTGTCAATAAATACTGTCAATAAATACTAACAATCAATATGGATAAGTCAATAAATGATTTAAATTTAAAAGTATCAAAATTATTTCAAAATCCAAATATAAATTTTTTTATTATAATGATACTTATTTTACTTATAAGTTGTTATACATTTATTAATACCCCTCTTAAAAATTCAATTAGTTCATTAGTTGCAAACCCAATTATAATAATAATTAGTTTAATATTTATAGTATTAATTGGATATTATAATATAAATATTGCAATATTATGTTTACTTTTACTATTTATTGCATTATATGGAACAACATTATTTAGTAAAAACTCAAGACAATACAAAAATAAAAATAATATGCTACTTAATATTGAAGGATTTAGAGGAGATGGTAGTGATGGTAGTGATGGTAGTGATGGTAGTGATGGTGGTGATGTTGGTAGTGATGGTAGTGATGGTGGTGATGGTGGTGATGGTGGTGATGGTGGTGATGGTGATGATAATGATGATAATGATGATAATGATAAAGATAGTGAAAAGGATGAAATCAAAAAATTATTATTAAAAAAAAAACAAAATGCTGAAAAAACAAATGATGATAGAATAGAAAGTATAAAATCTGTAATATTAGGAACTGCTAATAAATTAAAAGAAACAGGAGAGAATGATTATAAAAAAAAAGTATTAGAAAATAAAGCTATAATATATAAAAATGAAATTAATAATAATAAAAAATCAGGCAATACAGGAAAAACAAGTAATACAGGAAAATCAAGTAATAATAAAAAGGCTAAATCAGGAGGTAAGAAAGAAGATTTTCAAACAATTAAAATTAGAAAATTTAATCCAGCTAATGAAGAAGATACTAATTTTTTAATTACAAAAGAAATACTTCAGGATATGACAAATCGCATTAATTACGATTTTGAAAGTAGTAAATATTTAAAGAAATACTTAAAACATCGTATTGAAGAAATAGTGGATTTAAATAAATTACTTGATGATGATGAGTAGAATAATTTTATATTAGTTTAGTTTTATTAGTTTATTTTTTATTAGTTTAATTTTAATATCTTTTTATAAAATAATTAGATACTTTGAAAAATGCCATTATTAGCCAAAACTAAAACAAAGATTAAACATAATATTAAACATAAGATTAAACACAAATCAAGGTCTGGAGACATATGCAATTCATCCAATAATTTATTAAAACAATTATCTACACCAACCTTGTATAATAAATATAAAACCTATATTTCAAATATATCACATAAATTTACAATATCACAAACTAATATATTATCAAAGTTATTTGATATAAAAAATTCAAATGAAGTTTACTTATCTTACAAAATACATGATTTAGATGAAACAACACAAATACCTCCATTTATAGATATTTTCAAATATCTTATTACTCAACAAGAATTTATTAGCAAATTTACCCCAGATGAACAAATGCAATTATTAAATAAATTTGCATTATATATACCGGAAACTATTAAACCTACTATTAATACAACTAATACTAAAAATAAAATCAAATATAAAATATATAAATATCTTGCAAAATCTAAACTGGGTAATAAATTATTAAAAACATATCAATCAATATCTAGCGCTTTGCAAAATGAACTTAATACTAAATATCCATCATTACAGTTTCATAGTCTTTTAATAAATAATTTTACAAGTTTAGAAATAATAGAAGACCTAGAACTAAGAATGAAAAAAATCATTATTTTTAGTTTTCATTGGAATAGTAAAAAATACGATAATTTAGTTTATTTATATTTATATGATGATACATTGGGTGGTAGTAGTGGTAGTGGTAGTAGTGGTAGTAGTGGTAGTGGTAGTGGTAGTGGTAGTAGTAATAATAAATATATAGAAAAATTAGGTTATAATATATTATTACGAATATTATTTTTCAATATACTTCTAGATACAGATGTATTACCAAATAAATTTATAATATTTTTAACAGATAAAAAAAAGGAAATTGATGATGATGTTATATCTCATATGCATTTTAAAACAATAAATATAAATTCAGCAGTCACTAATGGTCATGATATTATAATTTATCGTGAACAAGAACTACTCAAAAGCATATTCCACGAATTAATCCATTTTCATAATATGGATTTTAGAGCTATACCAAAAACAATTATTGAATATCTTATTAAAACACATAACATAAAACCAGATAATGAATATTTACTATATGAATGCGTAACTGAAACACTTGCAAATATATTTAATAATATATTCATATCTAGAGACATAAATGAATTTAATAGAAATTTAACTAATGAAATCCTTTTTAGTACAATGCAAGTTGCAAAAATATTAAAAATATGTAAATATAAAACATGGAATGAATTTGCATTATTAAAACATAATGAGGCTAGACCTAAATTAAGCCCTAAACATAAACATACTACAACACACACAACACAATTGCATTTACACAATGATAAAACCCATTTTAAACAAGATAGTTGCGTGTTATCATATTATATATTAAAATTTTATATAATGTTGAATCTAGATACATATTTTAAAAGTTGTTTAGATACTAAACTAATGTTTATTAAAACAGAAAATAGTTTTAATAGTCTTATAAACATATTTGATACTTCCAGAAACAATATAGAATTATTGGAAATTATTAATAGTATTTTATCAAATAAAAGTAAAAAAAGTAATTTAAAGGGAAACAAAACAAATAAAACTTTAAGAATGACATGTTTAGAAAGCAAACTATTGTAAAAGGATGTGAAAACGCTGTGAAAACGCTGTGAAAACGCTGTGAAAACGCTGTGAAAACGCTGTGAAAACGCTGAGGAATAGATATAATTTATAATTTTTCTAAAATTAAGATTGTATCTAGATTTGCATTAGAGAGTTTATATGTTTTATGTTTTATATTTTCAGTTGATAAAAACTCATTATATGTCATAACTAATTGTGTAGGAGAAGTAATTCCTAATATTTTTAATAAAGTTTTCACTAATTGCGAATCTAAAGGTTGTTTAACAATAGTTTGACTAGATATTATAATACTAATAGAATTGGGTTGACCATTATAATTATTTAAATTTCTTATAATAAATACTATATTTAAATTATTACTAATACTTTCTACTGTAAGAATTAGATTAGTAGAATTTGTTTTTGATAGGGATGCTTGGGATGCTTGGGATGCCTGGGATGCTTGGGATATATTACTAGTATCATAACCAAGTGTTATTATTAAATCATTAAATGCCAAGAACTGTCCCCCTGATATTGGCTTAAATTTTCCAAAGAACATTTTTTCTAAATTAGGATCCACAATATATGTAGAAATTGCATTTGAATGAAAGCCTTCAATATCACTAAATATACTAACACCTTTACCATTTGAAATTTGATATTTATCTTGATAATAATTGTTTACTAAACCTATAACATCTGCTGGATATTTAGCAATAGCTCCATTTATTAACATATTATTATTAAAGTCATTCTGGTCTTTATTATATAATAAAGGATGTATACTATTATTTATATCATCTAGTGCTGTATGTCTATATTGTAAACGCGAATCTATTGAGTTTTTCATATCAAGATTAATATTATCTACCATATTTGCATTGTATGTATATTTTTGTAAAAGCTCTTTTAAACAAGTATTATACTTTGGAGTCTTACATGATACTGGACATATATCGGCAAGTGAATTGGGTTGACCATAATTATTATTAACATCAAGATTCTTAGTAAGATAATCGGCATATCCAGCTTCGCAGCTATTATAGCCTAAAGATTGCACAGCTAAGTTATCATCATAAATGTTTTGACATCCTTGAATACTTGTAATACCTTTTGCGGTTTGTATATCATTAATATATGAAAAAACATTTGGAATTGTAGTTTGCGATTGTTGGGATTGTATTAATGGTGATAATGGTGAAAATGATAATGCATCATACTTTTCTTTAATATATTTAAGACGGAATATACAATAAAAAGTAAATACAATTAATGCAATAATCCAAAATAAAATAAAATACTTTGTTTTTAAAGAATCCATGTTTTATGTAATACTTATATTAAATACATAGATTTATATTTGAGAGTTAAATTATTATTTGATTAACATCTTAATGGATGTGAGGTTTTAATACTATGCCAGTCATAAGTATCATAATCATTCCAGTTTTTTTTGTCCCTAATATATCTTATAAACTCATTGTAGCTTTGTATTGGATAATTACTATCATTACAAAATTGTAAATACAATTTTTCACGTCTGGTTATGTCTTTTTGTCCTGGTGTTTTAGTCCCTACACCCGCTACACCCACCTGTTTACCATGAACAGTTAGTTGTTTACTTGCTGCTTCATAAACATCTTTAAACTTAGATACATAGCTTGCAACTAATTCTGCCTTCTCTTTTGGTTCTTGACGACCAATATATGAATCCAGACTAAGTAATAATTCATAAAACTGTTTATATATATTTGCATTATCTTGTGATATAGATGGAATTGAAATATGTATGCTATTGGATTTTATAAATCTTTCTAAAAATGCTTTTAAAGTATCTTTACTTGTTAAAATTTTAGTTAATATGTTATAATTTGCATCACTTTCATTTTGAAATACATTTATTACATCATATTTTTTTATTGCTTGATGTGTATGTATAGGTTGTGTTAATATAGATTGTTTTAATATATGCTTTTCAATAATATGAAATTCATCATTTGTTAAAGTTGTATTTGTTTGAAATTGTTCACTTAATTCTCTATTGCCATTTATTATTTCATTTAGATTTACACCTGAAACACCATAATATTCTTTATCAATTACTTTGACTGGGTCTAATAGCCATTTATGTTTAACAAGTAAATCACTATGTTTTTCAACTTCAACATCAATTACCTTCGGTTCAATATGTCTCAAATCAAGAAAACTATCTGTAAGTTTTCTTATATTTATAGATAATGCTAAATAATTGTCATTAGAATTTATGTCAAACATTTTAGTAAAAATACGCTTTATTTCAGTAAATTTTTCTATATTTTTTTGTTGTAAATTTATTAAATTTGAATAAGATATAGAAACTAAAATATTTTCTAAATTTTTAATTATTTTACAATTGTTGTTTACATAATTATTTACCAATGTATTTTTATAGGTTATACCTTGACTTGTTGTCATATAGTTTGACTGATGTCCTTGATTAGTTTGAGTCATAAACAAAATTGGTTGTCCTTGTTGTCCTTGATGATTTGCTACTAAATTGGTAGGTTGGGGGAGATTTCCTACATTTGGGACAGGTGTTCCTGCATTTGGAGCAGCTGTTCCGGCATTTGGGGCTGTTTCGGCATTTGGGGCTGTTCCGGCATTTGGGACGAGTTTGGTGGTGGATGGGACTGTTCCGGCATTTGGGTCGACTTTGGTGGATGGGTCGACTGTTTCGGCAGTTGAGAGGGCACTTGGGTCGTCTTTGGTGGTTATTCCAGATGAGTTGTCTGTGGTTGATTCTTTTGATGTTTTGTCTTGTTCGCCTGAATTGTTTTTTTGGTCATTTTTTCCTTTTTTTAAGAGATCTATAAAATAAGTATAACGAGACAATGTTGATTCTACATAATCATCTGTTGGATTATTTAAATAATTATTATTTAATAAATCTATAGCTTTTTTTATTTCTGTATCATCACCACTTAATTTAATATTGTTTTTTTCATTTTCTTCATAATATTTATGAATAACTTTAATTAAATAATATTTAAATTTTTCAGGTTTGGTTCTAATATTAATACTATAACATTCTATTTTGGTGTTTTCTATAAAATTTATAAAATTATTTTTATTTGTTTGATCTAATAAAGGACTAGCAAGTAATTTTAATATGAAATTTTTCTGATTTTCATTATTATAAAATTCTTTAAAACAAGGATACAGTGTATTAATTACAACATCATCATCAGTATCTTTAGAATTTCCACTCCCACCCATTTGTAATCTATTCCCCCCTTTCTGTCTAATAATACCCACAGTAAGAATATGGTCAATAGTACAATTATAATTCATCAATGTTGTAAATGTAAAATTAAATGTAATTTCGAGTTCTTTTGTATATAGATTAATGTTTCTTGATAATTTCTCTTCTAGTAATAGTTTTTTAATATCATTAAAAATTTTCATAAATGCTTCCATAATTTGAATGCATTTATCAATTAAAGAGTTAAATACTTTTATTGCTTCAAAAGACGTAGTAATATTTTTGAATTTGGGATCAGTTATTTCTCCATTAATCCCAGTAATCCCAGAAAATCCAGAACTAATATATTCAATATTATCTTTTATTTCCTTCAAATCCAAAATAGATATTTTAATAGATTTTAATATAATCTCTATTTGTTCATATATTTCCTTATATGTAGTTTTCCATGTATCTAATAAATCAATTGTTTTTTCACCCTTTTCGGTTAATTCTTCTATATCATCAAAATATAGTTTCGATTTTCTTAAAATTTCCTTAATTTCAGTTACTTTATTATATTGTGTTTCAATAAATTCATCTGTAATATTCTTATCTATAAACTCATAATCTTTTCTATGATTCTTATAATCTCTAATATATGCTCTATCTTCTTTACCTAGACCTTTTTTTATTGATTTGAGAATATTATATTTTTTTATTTTCTCCTTAGCTTCTGCTGCGAATTCTGCTAAATCGCCATCACTTATTTTGCTAACTAAAGATACAAATTTTTTACTATCTTTTGCAAATTTTGCATTATATTTATCAAATTTTATGGTATCTTTTTCAAGTTGTTTATCAATAGATTCTATTTCAATTTCTAATTTTCTCTCCCTAAGTTCATTCATTGCAATTTCTGTATCTTCTTCACCTTCAACTTGAAACGGTTCATATAATTCTAAAATTATATGTTTTCTACTTGCTAATATATATTCTGTTGTTTTCTTCTTTTTAATATCAGCGTTTTCCTTGAATGATTCATATTGTGCCTCATACGAACCTAGTTTTTTGCTAATAATAATTTCTTCTTTTAGTAAATCTTTACGTACATTCTTAAGTTTATTTATATTTCTCCAAAACCTAAAACTACTAAGAAAACCCCCTTTTAATGTTCTATAACTTGATAATTGTTTGCGATTATTAACTTCATTATTTAATTTTTCAAGAGTTCTTGGGTTTGCTGAATTCTTTGTCCTTGAAATAATTTTATGGTGTTTGAATAGTGTTAGTTTATTTGGAAGTTTTAAAGTTTTTTGTGATTTAACACCTAGTATTTTTCTGCGTTTTACTAATTTATACTTATTTGTTTTACCCATTTAATAATAAGTATATAATAAGTGTATAATAACTAATTTATAGTAATATTAAAAATTTGAGAAATAAAACAATATTTTTAAGTTTTATTTAATAAATTAGTAATATTAATATTATAATATAAAAACAAATTTAGTTAATATTAATTATTAGGGTTATATAAATTGAAAAATAATTATAGAAAATCAAGAATAAAAATTGATTATTTAATTAAGTAATTAAGTAATTAAGTAAT